GAGACGCAAAGTTATATCAACTCGCTTGGCGCTAATGGTAAGAGCATTTTTGCCCCTTCTGTCTTTTCCAATCAGCGTGTCGGCGGGAGTATTGGCAACTTTTTAAAAGGCGGTGGCCTTAACAGCTTGCGCGGAACATCGCTTTATTCAAACTATTTTGATGACCCTGAAATCAATACGGCCATCGGCCAAGCTGCAATTAATCAAATGCAAGGCAGCAATCGCGGCACAAATGCAAAAGACGGTTACGGAATGCCTGTTGGCTCCACTATGCTTGGCGCAGTCGGCGGATACAACGTGCAGAACATCCAAGACAAAATTGCGGCCGGCGGACGGCCTGTTTTTGATGAAAATGGCGTTGTTCAAGGTGTATTCCACGAAGGCCTTTTTGGCGGTGAAGTTTACAGCGGGAATCCTGTTGATGGCATTGAAGGAACAGGCGGTGTCGAACAGGACGACAACGATGGCGCCCCAACACCAATAGAAAACCCATTAACAGGCGAAAAACAATGTCCTGAAGGATATTTCTTCGATGAAGATTTGCAGTCATGCCGCATGGGTTCTGCCTCAGATAATGGCAGCGGCGATGATCTAATAACTGCACCAGCGACAGGCGCATATTATCGGCCAACAGGGCTGGAAACAGCGTCAGCATTTACACCCGCCGGTTTTGATTATGATGCGGCAAATAGCGCGTTTTTGGACAGCTATGCTTATCGGCCGGACAATTATAGAAATCAGATGAGCCTTAACGGTTTTAAGAAAATAACATGAACGAAGGAAGGCTTCGCGAACAACGCGAGCGCGCAGCGCAGGCTGAACGCATCCTTAACGAGCCTCTAATTTTAGAGGCTTTTGATTATTTAGACACTGAATTCATGCGCGCGTGGAAGCAATCCTCAGTCGAGGACACGCAAGCCCGCGAGCGCATTTATAACCTGTGCCAAGCCCTAGAGGCGGTTAAAGGCCACCTCAAGTCGGTTGTCGAAACCGGCAAAATGGCGAAGGCACAATTGGATCAACTTAAAAAATAGGTGTAAATTATGGCTGACAATTCCAATCAGGAAACCAGCAATTTTTCTATAAACGATGCGATGACTTCGCTTTTGCAAGACCCGCCAGCGGACAACCAAGCAGAAGAAGAAGCAGCACCAGCCGAAGGCGTAGAGCCGGAAGCTGAAGCCTCAGAAGATGAGGCGTTAGAAGCAGGCGATGAAACTGATGAAGATCAGGATGACGCTGAAGCCGATGACGCCGAAGATGATGAGGAAGATGCCTTTGACGATGATGACCAAGACGATGACGATGAGCCTCAAACCCTAACCGCCGTGATTGACGGCGAAGAAGTTGAGATAACCATCGAAGAAGCGGTTGCGGGATATCAGCGGCAAAGTGCGTTCACCAAGCGGATGCAGCAACTCGCGTCAGAGCGCAAAGCCTTTGAGGCTGAAGCGGCTCAGACTAAACAGATGCGGGATGCTTATGCGCAAGGCCTAACCGAATTATCTGAGCAACTACAAGCCACGCAGGCCGATGAGCCTGATTGGGATAGGGCTTATGATGAACTCGATGCGAAGGAATATGCCCGCCTCGTCCAAGTTCATAACCAGCGCAAAGAACATAGCGCATTGGTTGAACAGGAAAGGCAACGCATTGCACAAGAGCAAAACATGGAACACCAACAGCTTTATCAGCGCCACCTTAAAAACGAAGGTGAACGCATGATTGAGGTCATCCCTGCATGGGCTGACAATGCTGTTCGCGATAGCGAACGGAAACAGGTAATCCAATATGCTCAAACTTTGGGATATACCGCACAAGAAATATCGCAGGCCAGCGATCACCGTGCGGTCAAGGCGCTCTATGATAGTTGGAAACTAAGTCAGATCAATCAGTCTGCCGGCGTTGCCAAAAAGAAAGTTCGCAAAGCACCAAAGATGGCAAAAGCAGGCACTCCGCGCGCGAAAGGTGAAAGCCAAACCAGACGGAAAAAGCAATTAGCGAACCGGCTGGATTCCGAACGCAGCGTCAATGCTGCTGTTGCACTTTTACTTGGATAATTAGATAGGAGCCTAAAATGGCACTCGCACAAACCTCGACTGCTGTTGGCGAAAAGGAAACTTTGGCCGACATTATTTATAAAGTGGATTCGGACGAAACTCCGATCTTTTCTGCAATCGCTAAAGAAACCTCAACTGGCATTTTTACTGAATGGCAAGTGCAGGAATTGTCAAGCGCGGGCGCAAATGCCGTTGCCGAAGGTGCCGATATGGCGGACACCGGCGTGACTGCAACTGCGCGGCTTGGTAACTACCATCAAATCAGCCAAAAGGGATACATTGTATCGAAAACTTTGGACTCTGTGGATAAAGCTGGAAGAGCGCGAGAAGTGGCATATCAGCGGGTCTTAAAAGGCCTTGAACTTCGTCGCGATATCGAACACATGATCGGCAACACCGACCAAGCCCGCGCGGCTGGCGGAACACGCCAGTCAGCCAGCTTGTCTTGTTGGGTGACGAATGGTTCTGTTGGTGCAAATGCTGGCGCCTTCGCGACTGGTGATGGCACCGACACAATCACAAATGGTGATGACCGTGCCTTGACACTCGCGTTGATCGACGATTCCGTGCAGGACGCATGGGAAGATGGTGGCGCACCATCTATGCTTGTTTGTTCAGCAACGAACCGCGCTAACATTAGCGATCTGGCTCAAGCTGGCACAAACCTTGTGACAAATCAGGTCAATACAACCGCCGCCAAAGCCCCATCATTTGTGGGTTCTGTCAGTGTCTACATGACTGATTTCGGAACTTTGGACATTACCCCATCGCGTTTCATGGGCAATGACCGCCTGTTTGTGATTGACCCGAACTTTGTATGCCTGTCAACGCTGACTGGACGTAACTTTGCAGAGAACGACATTGCTAACACAGGTGATGCCGAAAAATCGCAAATTGTGACTGAGTGGGCTTTGAAAGTTAAGGCTCCAAAAGCACATGGTGCGATCTTTGATCTGAACGGTTCTTAAAGCCAAAAGCATAATGACTAAAGGGGCGCTCCGGCGCCCCTTTTTAATGAGGTAAATATGACCAAAAGATTATTGAGCAAATCCGGCGATACCGAAACTTGGATGCACGATGCTGATAAAGGTTTCATCATCGAAAAGCGGCAAGAAGTTGATGCCATTTTAGACGCCAATAAAGCGCAAGCGGCTGAGTATCGAAAAGGCAGCATGATTGGCAATACGCAGCGTCACTGGCAGCACGTTGCTGAAATACCAGCGACAGTTTTTTTGGAATTACGCGCCAAGCTTGGCGAGCCAAAAGACAACCCGACAGAGTGGAAACGCTGGCTCAATGATTATGACAATCGTTTTTTTAGAACAGGCGGCGGGAACATCTAATGGCTATCACCGACTATGCTTCGTTGCAAACTACCATCGCTAATTTTGCGGCTCGTGGCGACTTGACGCTGCAAATCCCCGAATTTATCCAGCTTGCCGAAGCGCGTATGTCGCGCGAGTTAGAAAGTCGCAGCCAAGAAAAGCGCGCGCTTGCAACGCTGACAGCTAACAACGAATATATCAGCCTTCCAACTGACTTGAGAGAAATTAGAGAAGTAAAGCTAAACACAAGCCCGCTGACAGTTTTGGAATATAAAAGCCCTGTCGCGCTGGATACAGATTACTCGACAACAGGAACCGGCAAGCCGCAAGCGTATAGCATTATCGGCGATGAAATGAAGCTTCGCCCTGTTCCTGATACGGCTTACAGCGCCGAAATCGTTTATATCGGTTCTATTCAGCCGTTATCGAATACAAACACAACAAACAACATTTTGCTTCGCCATTCAGACGCCTATTTAGCGGGCGCGCTGGCGGAACTTTATACTTATCTGATGGATGAACAACGCGCGCAGCTTTACGACCAAAAGTTTAGCCGTGCCATTTCTGAAATCCAGAAAGACGAGCAGAGAAGTCAGTATGGCTCCGGTTCGTTGCAAATCCAGTCAATCTATCAACGTCAAAACACAGGAGCCTGATTAAATGTCAGCTATGTCCGATTACCTTGAGAATGCCTTTTTATCACATTTTTGCTCTGTTTCATCAACAACCATGCCAGCCGCCGTTTATCTTGGTCTGTCAACCGCATCAATGAATGATGATGATAGCGGCACAGAACTTTCTGGTTCTGGCTATGCCCGCCAAGCCATCACATTTGCTGCCGCTGCGTCTGCATCAATATCAACCAATTCGGCAGCCGAGTTTCCAGCCGCGACCGGCTCATGGGGCAGCGTCAGCCATTGGGCTATCTATGATGCGGCAACAAGCGGAAACCAGCTTTTTCATGGAAGCTTCGCGACTGCTAAAACCATCGCGACTGGTGATATCTTGAAGGTCGCTTCTGGTGATCTAACAATCACAGCGGCATAGCCTGATGGCAACGCTTGATGATCTTGCTGCGCTTGGCGCTTTGGATGGCGCCAACAGCATCGGCAACATGGATCAGCTTGACAATGTTACTATTCACGAAGCGTCAGGAACGGCTGCGGTATCAGCTTCGGCAACCGCAGCCGAACCTATTAAGTTTATCGGTTTTAGCGGGGTCGCGGTAACATCTGCAACCACAACGGCTGATGTTGGGCGCACTAAGGGCATGGCGGCAACGGCCGCATCGGCTGGCACAGTTTCAGCCAGCGCGTTTTTGATACGGCTGGTTAATGGTCAGCCAACAGCAAACGTCAGCGCAACCGCATCAACTACGCTTATCAGGCAGCTTGGGTCAATACAGCCTGTCAATTTTACAGTCACAGTCGCAAACGTGAATGGCTCAAATGTCTTTGTCATTGATGGTGTCAACAACCCTGCGCTGACTTTAGAGCAGGGTGGCATATATGTTTTTGATGTGAGCGATTCCAGCTTATCAGGTCATCCGCTGGCGTTTAAAAACAACGCGGCTGGAACGCTTGTTGACCAAGAATATGAAACAGGCGTTTCCGCGTCCGGCATTGCCGGCACGGCAGGCGCAAAAGTGCATTTTAATGTTCCAACAAATGCGCCAGCCTCGCTTCGTTATTTTTGCACGGTTCACGGAAATGGAATGGGAAACACTATTAGCGTTTCCAGCGCAACAATTAGCCCGCCTCTAGCAATTGCAGCGGGCAACCAGCCGACACCCAATTTTTTGTTTAATATTGACGGAAGCGCCGCAACAAGCGTTGGCGTTGCCGGTCAGTCAAACGGAGTTTTTTCGTTTGTTGGTGCGGGCGGCATTACAACATCGGCATCGGCAAACGCAACGCCGAAGATTTTGGGTGAAGCTTGGACTGTTCAGCCTGACGCAGCGGGAGCGTGGTTTATTCAATGATAGAATTCAAGGATTGGCTGCCTGACCAGCCCGCGTTTCTAAATAAAGGCGTGATGACTGCGTTAAACTGCTATCCATCGGCTGTTGGCTATAGAAGCGTCAACGCTTTCCAAGCGGTATCAGGCGCGGCAACAAGCAAGATCGCGGGCGTGTTTGCGGCAAAGGATAATGTAGGAAATGTCAAGCTTTTCGCAGGCGATGCGACAAAACTTTATGTTTATGGTGGCTCTGGTGGTGCGCTTGTCGATGCAAGCAAAGCTGGCGGATATAACTTAGGCGCAAATGGTCGC